GAGTACGTCTCTCGCGAAACGCTGGACATCAGCTTGCATTTTCTTGACACGAGCGCTTGCCCAATCGGATTTAATATTTTGCGCGCCAAGTGTTTCCGATGCTTTGCTGACGCCACGCTGAATGTCCGCAAATCCGGTAATTTCGTAGATTTCATTCTTTGCCGTCTCCCGTGCTTGCTGTAACTGCACAAGTACGGCTACCACGGTGTCTATCGGCACCCACTCTACCGATCCCTTTAAACCGCCGTTCTGTGCGAAGGTCGCCCACGAGTCCACCGCGATCATGCGATTACCCGCTGCTGGGTTAAGTACGTCCGCGAGCTTCGCCTGTGAGCCGTCGAATAGTCCCACTACGCGTAAGGCTTCCCCGAGGAGCCTTATGCGCTTAGTCATGACGTTTAAAGTCTCTGCCTGAGACTTGTACTCTGCGTAAAGCGCCCTCGGAACAAAGGTTCTAGTGTTTTTTATGGCCCGCATGGGGCGTGGGCACGGAAAGAAGTTCTTTAAAGCTAATGGATCGGGTTTAATGTCCAATAAGTCTGCTGGGTAGCTCTCTGCGTACCAGTACACGGTCTTATTGGACTTATTCCAGAACTCCCACGCCTCGGCTGACTCTGGCGGGCTATCCAGGTCCCGGTAATTGGCTTCTCGGGCTATGTAAGTAAGTTTATCCGCCTTTTCCTTACCAAACCGCTTTGCCGCGTCGTCTTTAGTCAAATACAGACGCTTTCCTACCCACGGTACGTCCTTCCACGTCCTTGCCACGCCGCACAAAAAGTCCTGCCAGTATACGTACTCCATCCGTACCGTTTCATCTAGCAATATTTGTTGGTTTTGCGTCGGATCGGTAGGATTTGGTATCGGTTTTCCACTCATATCCAGTTGATCAGCCGTAGTTGCCTCGTATCGTACCCATGCAGAGCCCATGCCGGGCAGAAGTAAGTCTTCCACCACGTTATCCATGAGTTCGTCGAAATCTTCCTCTTGCATAAGGTACGAAAGGCAGCCCTCTAGTAGCTGACTTGCCGCTCGCGCCGTGTCATTCGCGGTATCTTTAGAGCGAAGCACCACCCGAGGCATAGGTGTCTGCGAATACAGGTTCGGCTTGATCGTTTCCGTACTAGAGTACAGAATATTATACCGATCGACGTTTATCCGCGTGTCGTTGCCGTCCGCTTTCTGGATACGGTACTCGTCAATTACCCTGTCACCCGCATCCCAGAACGTACGGTAGCGCCGCGTCGCTCTCGCAAGCTCGCTTGACCAGTAAGCGCGCCGTGCGTCTGGGGCGTCGGGTACATTCATAACGAATATTCCTCATGCGCGGCCCATAATTCATCCATTGTCGCGTTCTGAATGAGCCGGAACGTACTTTTTTCTTTAGGCAGTATCTTCGGACGCGCCCAAGGCCGCGACATGAAGCCGTATCTGAGCGCATCCGGCCCGTGATCCTCGCCGTCGGTGTCACAATCTTCCGCATTATTCAAATCGTGCTGGAGCGCGGGTAAAGTACGTATAAGATGCACACAGTTGGTAAAACAGTACCACATCGGTATACCGACACCGTAATCCTTATCGGGATCACCCTCAATCCCACACAGACGGTCACGCACCATATCCCAGCCACCGAGACGGTTATTATCCGCTTTTCGAAATAGTACACCCGCTTGAGCCATACGCTCGGCGTGTGAAGGACCCGACTGATTAGAGTACGCGCTCGGGTCGATAACACCGTATACGAGCTTGTCATTCTTCTCCATCCTCAGTATTTCGCCAGCAATCCGGTTCGCGGGCCAACGAAGCCCCACGTTTGGCGTACCGTTCCAGCCGTAGAACTCCCGGTATGTGACCAGCGCGCCTTGCGGCAACCAGCGATTGGGCTCCAGTTCGAAGCCTTCCGACACAACTGCATGCCAGTAATTGGCGAATGGCGTGGCCGAACCCCAGTCCATACTCCTGAAACACATCCAATACTCAGGTATTTTAAAGGGTTTGATGACGTGCTTCTGTAGTGAGAACTCAGGGAAGTACGCACCAGTAATCACGCTCCAATCTCCATCCAGCCACGCCTTGACCAGTTCAGGCGAGCCTATCTCACGTAGCCGGGCGATGTACCCTGGGTCATTCCGCATGAGTATTTTGTTGTCGCGCACCTTGCTCGGTATGAACATGCGCGTCGTCGTGTACCCATCCTCGTCCGTGTTCTCAAGTATCTCCATTCCTTTCGGACAGGGATCGATGTAGTACGCCTTCACGGCATGATGCCCCGGACCACCAGGGTTCGCAGAACAACGTATGCGTTTAAAAGGCACGCCAACCGCTGAACGCAAGCACGCTTTGAGCTTCTTGTACGAGTTCAGGTTAGGCCAGTTGGTGAGTTCGTCCCAGCCGATCCATGTGTACTGATGCCCTTGGTACTTGTCGGCGTCGCTTTCCACGTCCACATGCCGCATCTTTAAAGTCGCGCCAGACGGGAACATAAATATCCGATCAGCCACTTTGTATACCGCGCCATACTGCGTGAATATCTGCCGCGCCCGCTGAATAAGTTCTTCAAGTTCCGGATGCGAGCGCCGGAATATAATACCCTTCCACGCCTCGCCCATATCTATGTCTTGTAAGAAGTCCCCAAGTAAGAAGTCGCTCTTGCCGCCACCCCGCGCCCCGCCAAACATAAGCTCAGTAACGAATTGCGCCGCCACCGCGAGACTTTGCGGTCCAGGCTGCGGCTCCCACAAGTCCGGTGGGTTGTTGTGCCCTATCTGGGCGTATTCAGCCGTGCGCGCCACGTTCTTTTCCTACCGTTTCCCGCCACGCCCGTAGTGTTCTCAGTACGTCGGGGTACTCCATAAGTTCCTTTAGCTCATCGTCAGTTGTACGCCGCAGTCTCATGCTCTGGTCGTATATCATCAGTGACCCACACTGAATACATATCGACACATCCTCTGGCTCCGGCGGCGTGGGTGTAGTAAGCGATGACGCGCTGTCAACCTGATGTCCACAGTACGGACACGCGTCAAGCTGTATACTATGTATTTCATCCATGATGCTGTATCTCGTATATGATCATCGCCAGTACGAACACGAGCACCATTACTCCAAGTGTTACCATTGATGCCTTCATAGCTCTATGCCTTTAAATGGCGCATGCTCTTCCAGCAAGTCCGGCAGTACTTCCTCTGGTCCCATGACCACATGAGCCAGCGCCCGCATGGGTACTACGTTGGCTTGGCCGTCGATTATAGTCTGGTCTTTCATGGCTAACCACTCCTCGTACGATGTGGCGCGCGGCATGAGGTTGGCGATGTTCACTTGCACGGACGTAGGTCCGCTCGCCTCGCCTTTAAAGTCATTGCCACCCTTGGCTTTGAGCAATAAGGCCAGCAGAGAGTCGCTGTACACGCGCTTGCTGTCGGTCTGTACGCCCTTATAGTATACCGGTTCGTCTATACCAGTAACCGCCCGCCGGATCGCCTCGCTTACCAACCCTTGCGCTCCTACTTGTGTAGCTTCCTCTACGCGCTCACGTACTTGAGTATCGTCCTTGCACCACTGGTTTAAGAACATGAGCGACACGCCTATACTACGGCAAGCCGCCAGCGTGTCCCCGCAGTTCTGTGTGAGGGCGGTCAGTATGGCGTCAAGCGTATGCTCATTCCTCACGAACTAGAACCCTTGCTTGCCTACTAGATGCAGGATGAGTACTACCAACACGGCGACGAACAGAAAAGCGTTAAGGCCGCGTGAGTATGTCCATGGCTGCGGCGGTGCGCCAAACGGGAACGTAAAGCCGCCTAGCATCAGCAGCAATATTATAAGGATGAGGGTGATGATCATGGTCCCTACTCCGTGCGGGCTTGTGTACGCCTACGTGTGTGAGGCTCCCTCTGCGTATTTGGCTTGTCAACCCCTTTTTTGACCTCTTCTAAGTAATATACTTAGTCTACTTCTCAAACTTAGGAAATTTTAGTTTACTGGTATCATGTACAAGTATACGCCCCCCTGCCGACGGACCCGGTGGCCTTTAAAGTAGTCGGAGTGCCAAGTACAGTATCCAGCAAGTATAGTCACACTGGACCAAGTATAATATAATA